CGTAAGTCGTCTCCCCGTAGGCTGTCGCCGTCCAGTCGTTTCCGGTCGGGTCGTAGAGTCGCAGCGCGCCGGCAGGGCGTTCCAGCACGTCGTCGGTGCCGTCATTCACGACAGCCGCACCGGTCCCGTCGATGGTGATCGTCCAATCCGGGTCATCGTCCGACTCCCACGATTGCCAGCCGGTGCGGGAATACTGGCCGGTCTGCACCGTCGTGCCCTCGCAGGTCAGCAGAACCGGGCGTTTCGGCCACGGGTCGACGCTGCCCTCGTAGGTCGTCTCGATGTCGAACGGCGTGCTGCCGTTGTAGGTCGTCTCGCCGTAGGTCGTCGCGGTGAATGTCCCGTAGGGTGCCACCGTCGAGGATGCCGCCGGGAGCGTCGCCACGATGTCGGAGGTGTCTGCGATCTCAGCGCCTCCGGTGCCCGGGTCGAAGATCATGTTGAACGGGCCGGACGTCCACACATCCGGCTCGACGGGCCTGAAGAACCCGTCTGGAACCAGCGTGCCAAGCACGGCGGTATCTGCCGCCACGTTGATCCCCGACCCGCCGTAGAATCCGCCGGCCGACTCGGACGCCTGCACGAAGGGCAAGCCAGGATCGACCATGGCCACGCCGATTCCCGTCCCGCCGACTTGGAAATAAACCGTCGTGCCGTGAAGGCCGATGACGGTCCCCTCCTGCATGTAGAGGTTCCCGTTTGAATCGAGCGCGACAGCGAAAGGGCCGGTCATGGTCAGTTGATGGTGATGTTGGTTTGCGGCGTCTGCCGGACCTTGCCGCCGAGCGTGGAGAAATTGAAGCGGGACGGCGCGCCGATTTCGATGTCCACCGATTGGCCCGCGAGGTCGTAGGTGACAGCGCGGGGAAGCGCCCCGGCGGCCGTCAGGGACGACTGCGCGCCCGTGATGTTGAACTTGTATTGCAGCTCATTGGTGAGCGCGGGCAAGGCCGAATAGACGAGTCGGATAGAGCCCTCGAACGGCGTGAAGTTTTGCGCGCTGCGAAGGTTGCTCGCCAGGTTGGCCGGCGGCGACAGGTATTCGTAATCCTGCGGCTTATAGACGGTCGTGGGCGTGGAATACGTCGAGGTCGTGAGGAACCCGTCGATCTCGAAGTCGAGATGGTTGTGGAAAACCGCATTCGCCAAGTCCGGGTTGGTGTTAGCCGGCGGCTCAATGATCGCGACGTAGCTCGCGGAGAATGTCGCGGTCCATGGGAAGGACTGCGACCAAAGCGGCTCGTTCTGCACGTCGGTGGTCACCAAAGAGGTGCCGGTGAAATCGTAGCGAGTCGATGGCTCGAGCCGATAGACGCGTCCCTTGATTCGGACCTTCTGGGCATTGGCGAAAACATCTTCCGCCCATTCCGGGGCAGCTTGGGAAATCACGAGATTCTTGCCGACCCGGGAAACCTCTGCGCCGGTCTCCGCGTCGAGGAACAGCAACCGCGGCTCGGTGAAGGTGAGAAATCCCGCGTAGCTGGCCCGGCTGCCGACCGTCCGGTAAAACTTGAGAATCTCGCCGTCAGCTAGAACCACGTCTTGCGGCCGCGGGTAGTTCGCGAACTGAGCGCGGGAGTCCGTCACTTGCGGAAGCATCGCCAAAATCGACGGTTCTAGCAATCCTGTCGTCTGGTTGGCGCTGACCGTCTGCGCGTCGTAGCTCTCGTAGTCGTCCGGCGGCAGGAACGTGTCCAACTCCTTGCCCGAAAGCCCGATCACCTGCACGCGGCCGGTTGCGGCTGTGCCGTCGGCCTGGGTCTTGTATTCCGGCCGTCCATCGGCGGTGCGCTCGATGAACTTCACCTCGACCCGCGATGGCACAAGGTCGGGCCGGCCGGTCAGGTCGAAGTCCTCAAGCGGAGCGGTGCCGACCGCGAACGTCGTCGCGGTCATGCCAGCGCGGCGGGACAGGTTGAACGTCGGCGTGCCGCTGCCGTTGTAGTCCCACCATCCGACGCAATCAGGAACCCAGCGCATGAGTTCCGCCAGGACATCCGCGCAGGTCATCATGGAAAGCTGGAGCTTCGGGATCGTGTAGGTGGTGGCGATGGTCCCGATGGCGATCGGCGCGCCGAGAGCGATTGCCCGGTTGAGCAGCGCCTCGATGTTGGACTTCACCGTCGCCTCGTTGAAGATGATCGTCGGCCGGGTATCCGTTGCCACGCTGGTCAAGCTGCTGGTCACGTCGATCTTGCGGAGCCATTGCCACGGACCCTCTGCGACTACCTGCACACCGTAGTTCGTCGCCCGCGCCTGCGTGACCCACCCGCGAAAGTAGCGGGCCAGCCCGGACGCGCTCCAAAGCTCGATGCGCTGCCCGACATCCGGGATGATCGTCTCCCCGGCGTCGATGCTTTCGGTTCGGCATGTCCATGAGAGAACGTCCGGCCCTAGATTCTCGAAACGCAAGCTGGCATTGACGGCAAGAAGCTCCTCGCCAAGCAAGTGATTGCTCGCGTCCAGCGTCTTTCCGGCCTCGCCTTTGATGATGTAATCCGCCATGGTCAGTTGCCGGAGCGAATCCGGGATTGCAGCTCGTCAAGCTGGCGTTTTTGCTCAGTCGTCCGGCGGTTGAAATCGTTCATGATGGAGATGAGGCTGGCCATGTTGACGTTCACCTTTTCCATGTTGGCATTGATCACGCCACTGAGAACCTGCACCGAGTTTGACACCTTGAGCGATTCATTGCCGATGATCTGATTGTCAGCCACCACAACTTTTAGCGCCTCAATGGCCTGCGCCTGGCCGGAGTTCTCCGGCTTCACATTTTCGATGATGCTCTTGATCTGCTCAATCGCGGTATCCGTGCTTGCCTTGAGTTCTTCAAACTGCCCTTCGACGGCCTGCACGTTGAAGGACTCTTGAATCTTCGGAATCTCAATCGCGACGGCGGCAGCGACCTCAGCCGCATTTTGCACCGCGTCATTCAGACCGATTCCGGCCGCGATGACAGCCTCCGCGAGAGCGCCGCCATTCTCTGCAAGTTGCGCGTCGAGCTGGTTGACCTGCTGTTCAGTTTTCGCGATTAGCGCCTTAAGTGGCCCCGCATCCAGTTCTTTTTGAGCTGCCTCAGCCGCGGGAGTCTTTAGGAACGGAATGCCGCCTTGGGCGAGCGATTCCATAAATCCGGTTCGCTCCCTTGACTGCTTTTCCAGCTCGTCGCGCTGCGCCCGCAAAACCTCAAGACGACGGGTTTCCTCCTGCCGTAGAAGCTCGGCTTGTGTCAGGTCCGATTGAGCGGCAAGGAATGCTTGGCGCTTCGCTTCCTCGATCTGCTCCGCTTCCTCCTTCAACCGGACTTGCGCGTCAATCTGCTGTTGCGCCTGAGCTTGGCGCATCGTCGCCTCAGCTTGTGCGCTCGCAGCGATCTCCTTGAAGTCGTCCACTTGCTCACCGCGGAGCTTTGCCAAGTTGGTTTCGAGTTCGCGGAGCTTTTCCGTGTTGGCCAATCCAGCGAGAGCGCTGGCATTCGCCGCGTCCTTGACCGAGTTGTAAGCGCCGACAAGTTTCAGCGCAGCAGTTTCAGCCGCTGCGATCTTCGCCAGCCCGAAGTCCACCTTTTTGGCGATGGCCTTCCCCGCGTTCTCCCCGATCTGCTCGACGGCATCGGCAAGCAAGGTCGCCTTCTCCGCGGCGCTGGCCGAGTCGTCAGCCATGCCCATGAACACCTTGGCCGCGATGGCACCCACGGCGATCAGAGCGCCCGCGATGGCACCGCCCGGGCCGAAGACGCCGAGGAACTGCGGGGCCTGCTGGGACATGGCCACAAGCGCCGACGTGCCGCCTGCGACTTGAACGGCGAAGTCCTGCACTTGGAAGCCCGCTTGGCTGGCAATCGTGCCGACGCTGGCCACGCCTTTCCCTGCCGTCTGACCGGCATTGCCTGCCTGAGTGCTGGCCGTGGCCAAGCTCTCCATGGCGGTTTCCGCCTGCCGCGCGCCGGTCGTGTCGGCCTTGGTCGAGATTTGGATGTCAACTTTCCGGCTGGCCATGGTCAAGGGGATGTGAGGCGGCCCGATAGCTGCACGTCAAGGGTGACGGAGCAGCCGCGGTGTGATGCGGTGACGTTGGCCTGCGCGTCGTAGATGGTCAAGGATGGGTCGATGACAGCGCCGGCCGTGACGGTTGGCGTGCCGGTCGCGGGGGAAACTGCAGTCCACCCGGTCGCGAGGTCGGGCGTGGCAACATCCAAGCTGGATCGCCAGAATCGAATCGCAAGCGGGGAAAGGCTCTCGATGATGCTAATTTCCCATCGGGCGTTGTCATCGTCCCACGTGATACTCGAATACCCCACGGCGGCGAAGGTTCCTTTCTCATACCCCGGCCGGCCGTTGAAGATCTCGCGGAAGGTGTATGTCCCGGTCGCATTTGGTGACAGCGTGCCCGTCACGACAATCGTCGGCACCTCGCGCCCGAGTTGAGCCGTCGCGCCGCTCTGGTCAGCCAGATCCGCCGGCAGGCCGAGGATGTAGGCCTCCGCTGCCTGCACGGTCGAGAACGTCTGGATCGACGAGAACGACGCCGACACGTAGCTGCCAGGGCGAGCGAACTGCCGGCCATCGGTCACGCCGAGGTAGGCGACCCGCTCGAAGTTGGTCTCCGTGTCGATCCGCAGGCCGGAGGTTTCGGACTCGCGCCCGTTGCCCCCGGCCAACTCGATGACCGTCGCGCCGATGGTCAGGTTGCAGATCATCAGGCGACAGCATCAACAGTGAAGAGAGCGACAGGTGCGCCGGTGTTGAAGGTCCGCTTCGCCGCAAGTGTGACCTGCCCGAGGCGGTTGTCAGTCGGCGAGAACCGGTTTTGCAGATCAATTAATTGCACCGCGGCGCAATCGAAATTCAATCCTCCGCTCGTGGCGGTTGAGATGTCGAGCGTGGACGATGCGAGTTCTTCACCGGCGTCGAGCGATCCGAAGAACGTGTCGAAGCTGGTCTTGGAGATCCCGGTCGGAATGAACGTGATCGTCGCGCCGAGGTTCTGGAGGCTCATGTCCACGGTGCCGATGCCGTCCACGGTGATCGGGTTCAGCGACAGATCGAAGCTGATCTCGAAGCCCGCTTCTGAGAAGAATGGCCCGATGGATCCGCCGAGCGTCGCCCGGTAAGGTGCCGTGATGAGCTTCGTAGCGTCGAATGCGGTGCCGATGGATGCTCCAGCGCCGACCGAGTAGTAGTCAGCCAGAAGTGAGGGATCCCCGCCGATGTCCACCAACCCGGTGAACTGCACGGTGCCGAATGCGGTGTTGTTCGCGCTGCACCGGATGCTCGGCATCTGCGTGATCGCGGCACTGTTGACGGTGTAGGTGCCATCAGCGGCGACGATGACAAGCGCCTTGTCGGTGCCTCCGAAGATGCTCGCGCCCATGGCAGTGTTGCCATACGGAAACAACACGGTCAGCGATTCGATCTCACCGATTGGCTCGAACTCGACGACGATCTGGAGGTCGGTCTTCGCCCGTCCGACCACGCCGTAAGCGTCGGTCTCCTTGTCGAAGGTCGAGTTCGTCAGGGTCAGCGCGACGCCGCCCTTGCTGTAGAATGTCGCGCCGTCATAGGTGATCTTGCACGGGCCGCGAACAATGGTGGTTCTGTCGAAGGTGGGCATGGCTTAGCGGGTGGGTGGGTCGTTGGAAAGGCCGATTGGAATGGTGAATTGAAGGGCCTGCTGGAGCATGGAATCGTTGGCCTGCTGGCTCATGCCGGCGAAGAGCAGCACGCCACCTGACAGCGGGGCGTCGTCACGGTCGGCGGGTTGCACGTGATGAAGCAGGCGAGCAACGGCCTCCGCTATCTCGGTGCATGACGGGCCGGGGCGTGCCTTGCTTCGCCAGATGCTCGGGATCTCCGAGACAGTCACTTGGAAGGTGGAGGTCGTCAGGTAAGGGCCGGGCGTGTTGTCGGTGTCGGTCTCGCCGGATGCGAAGTTGACCATCACGAACGCACCGGTCTTCTGCGCGGCGTTGACAATCTCGTTCTCGACGTTCTTCTGGTCCTCCACGAGGACGGGGATCGTCGGCACCGTGCGGAAATACTCGGACTCCCGCAGATGCTCCGCGATGCTCTCGACGATCTGGCGGATGAGGGAGGCCATGGGTCAGGGAGATTCGGCGAAGTCCATCAGGGCCTTGCCCGAGTAGCGGAACGATGCGCCCGAGGCGGTGGCGAAGGATGCCGCGCCCGTGTCGTCGGCGTCGGCGTTGTTGTTGGCGAGGTCGTCGAGGAAGTTCTCAGCGGCCTCCACGGATAGCTTGCGGTCCTCGCCGTTGAACTCGGAGAGCGACGGGAAGGCGTCGGTCAGCAGGCGGCGGGCGATGGCGTAGGCGTGCCGCTGCGACCCGGGCGGGATGAAGAGTCCGGTGTTGACCAACGGGCCGAGGCCACGCTTGCGGCGGCCTGCGTTGATGCGAGAGACAAACTCCGCGGCGACTTGGGCGAGGATCTCACCGAGCTTCGCGTCAGGCGTCGGCGACTCTTCGACCAACCGGTCGAGTTCGTCGTTGCCGAGGCGGTCGCGGAAGGAGTCAACGGTGAGAGCAATCCAAGCCATGAGTCAGGAAAAGGAAAGAGGCCCGCCCGCGAACAGGCGGGCCTCAATGGGTGGGTCGATCAGAACAGGAGCTTGGCGACCATGGCGGCAGTGAGCGTGCCAGGGGTAGCGGTTGCAGTCTGGGCGATACGGACGTAGCGGCGGGTGTTGGCCGGGAGGCGGAAGCGGACGGTCTTGGCGGCAGCGCCAGCGGTGCTGACACCGGTCTGGGTCGTCGAGATCGCCGGGTCAACGGCGGCCCAGCTCGATCCGTCGGCGCTGTCTTGCAGCGCGTAGGTAACGACCTTCGCGTCGGTGAGTTGGGTGCCGTTCAGGGCCGGTCCTGCCAACTCGAAGACGACGCGCTCCACGTCACCACCGACGGCCTGCTCGAGGTCGAAGGAAGCGGTGTTCGCGCCAGCCGCGAGAAGCGTGACGGTCGAGACGAAGTTTTGGTCCTGCTGGTTGCGATTGAATTCAAAAGCCATGGTCGTGATTAGCTGAGGGTTTCGGTGTCACCGATGGAGTCGGTGATGATGATGGGGATACCGAAGGACTCGGTGGGGACACCCGGAAGGATGCCGGTGAATGCTTCCTGCTTGGTATTCGGAGCGGTCGTCCGGCTGACCTGGAGCTGGAAGGCCGAACGGCGGGACATGAGCAGGTGGCTCGGGCGCTCGCCGACCGGGAACTTGCTGAGAAGCTCGGCGATCTTGGCGTCGGTCACGCCCTTGCCGCTGTCGGCGGTGGCGTCCTTCAGGCGGCCCACGGCGTACTTGTTGACGCACTGGAAGCCGATCCACGCGGTGAGGTCCGAGATGAACGCGGCGTAACGCTTGGAGTTGGCGTCCACGGCATCGCCCTCACGGAAGGCCGAGAGGTCAAAGGTGGTGCCGTTGCCGTAGACGTATTGGACGCCGGTGGTGCCCGCCTTGATGGCGTAGACCGAGGAGCCGGTGCCAGCGGTGGTGCCGCCTGCATCGACGACCAGCTCGTCACCGAAGGTGCCGATGAGCTGCTGGAGGCCGAAGAAGCCCTTGGCGCCTGCGGCGGTGCCGTAG